CGCACTGGCTGCCGCCAAAGCTCGCGGCGTCAAGCTCGGCTCGCCCAACCCTGCCGCTGCTGGCCGTGCGTCAGCCGCCAAGCGCGTAGAACGTACTAACGTCGTTGCCAAGCAGGCAATGCCTATCGTCTCGGTGCTGCGTGAGGCTGGTGCCTCACTACGCACCATCGCCGCCAAGCTCAATGAAGCTGGCATTCCAACAGCACTGGGCGGGCAATGGTACGCCAGCACCGTGCGCAATCTAATGGGAGCAAACTAATGAAACAGGAAATCATCGGCGGGGCATTGCTGCTATTGCTTGCCCTATCATTTACCAACGCCTTGTCAGACACATATAACGTCTGGGGCTTAATTGCTTGGCTAGGGGGTGCGGGATGATGGAAATTGTCACACGCCAACAGGCAATTGAACAAGGTCTCAAAAAATATTTTACTGGCAAACCTTGTAAGTATGGACATTTATCTGCTCGGTACGCGTCTGGGCCGTGCATTGAATGTGAATTATCAAACAGACAAAAGTCTTATGAAAGATCAAATATTAGGAGAAGGTTAAAGACAAAAATGAAGAAAGATAGAGAACTTGCAACGGCAAAGGCTCTTAATCCTAATGCAGTTTCATATGAAGAAGCAAAAAAACGCGGAGACAAGTATTATTTTACTGGCAAACCTTGTGCTAAAGGCCATATATCTTGGCGATTTGTCTCTGCAAAAAAATGTACTGACTGTGCTTTGGCAGAAACAAAAAAGTGGCAATCAAAAAACAAAAAAAAGATGAAAATGTTATCACAAAGACCACAAGCAAAAGCCAAATCGGTTTTAAAAACTAGATCAAGGCAAAAACAAATAATTCGCGCCACATTAAAAAATATAGATAAACACAATTTCATAAAGATTTATGAAATGGCGCAGATAAAAAGTCAGAACGATCAAATTGAATATCATGTTGATCATTACTACCCACTCAAAGGCAAAACAATATGTGGCTTAAATGTGCCGTGGAACTTACAAATTATCACGGCACAAGAGAATTTAAGCAAAGGCAATCAAATGCCCCAAGATTTCTATGGGGCTAATCACACACCACCAATTTGGGAGACAGTATAATGGTCGGAAAACTTACACCAAATAACCAGCTTTCAGCCAGTAAAGCGCCCGCTTTGCTGAACGCATCACCGTGGGAAACACAGAACGAATTGCTTGAGGCAATGATTAGCATTGACGAAGGCAACCCGCCAAAGTGGATACCGCAAAATGAGCCAATGGAACTGGGCGATTTCTTTGAGCCGCTCATATTGCAGAAGGCCGTTGATAGGCTCGGCCTGACCAACGCCGAGCTAGACATCACCGTGCCATACCAGCACGATTTCTTGCCGCTGGCGGCCAGCCTCGATGGCACTGCCGTTGGCAAAGGCTCGGTCATAGCCAACTGGGACAAGGGTATTTATGTGCCGCAGGGTGGCGCAATTGACATTGAGGGCATCGGCGTTCTTGAGGCCAAGCTGACATCAGCCCGGCCAGAAGAAATCCCGGCGACACACCGAGGCCCATTGCAGTTGCAGGCTCAGATGATGTGTACTGGATACAAGTGGGGCTGCGTTGCCGTGCTGTATCAAAGCACAACGCTGCGCCTGTTTGTTTATCAGGCAGATGAGGTGGTGCAGCGCCGCATCAGAGAGGCGGTTATTGATTTTGAAAATCGCCGAAAAAATATGGACAAATACCCGGTCGTGTCACCCGCTGATGGGGTGGCAGCATATGGCCGGGTCGATGCTGACGCACCGCCATTAGAGCTTGAAGGTGACGATGCAATGTGGGTTGACCACCTGATGGCGGCCAAGGCCAACAAGGCAATGGCAGAGCGAGAGATCGACATTGCCACGGCAGCCCTGATGGACAAGATGGGCAGTCACGACACAGCCTTCGCGTCTGTTGGCAATCGCCGGGTGCAGGTCAAGTGGCCGACACGCAAGATGCGTGCGCAGCCTGAGAGAGTGACCCCGGCAAAGCCTGAGACTGTCATGCGGCAAAAGACATTGACGCTAAAGGAGATTGACTGATGGCTGGACAACGCCGAGAAAGCTCGTGGAAGCCGGTTGTTGAGGCAGTGGCCGCTTACCACCGCCACAACGGCCACGGCCCCACAGTGAACGAAATAGCCTACGCTGTGGGGCGATCAAGAACTGCCGTCAGGTTTCAGCTAGACAAGCTGATCGAGGATGGCATCATAACGCACACGCCCGGCAAGATCAGAACGATCAGGGTGGTTGAGTAAAGGGGCGAAAGCCCCTTTATTTTTTGGGTTGCTTTATGCTCTCGACTACGCCGCCGCCAAAGTAAAAACCAAGGATGATCAGCATTGCATAGTTAATCGTGAACTGATCCATCACCTTGGTGACCGCGTCTGGGTCACCCCGGCCAGTGATCGTCATGCCAAGCACCAGCATGTAACTACCCAGAAACGTAGCTCCAAACATTAGGGCAAGGTAGCGCTGGGCAATTTTAAATGGGGCATACGCTGCCATCAAATCTATCTTGGCTTTGCTCTTTGCCGCGATGGCCTCTTCATCTGATGTGTGCATATCGTCAATGAGCTTCATGCCCTGACTGATCACGTCACCTGATCCTAGTATCTTTCCAAGTACGCCTAACATTATTCAACTCCTAACATTCTGGATAGACCAAAAACTTCCATCAACATAAACGTAAAAAATAAAAGCAGCACACCCCCAGCAATTAGTTTGCCGCTGAAATTTGTTGAGCCTATTTTGATAGCCACAAATTCGTTGCCTAAAATTCTCAACACAAGCTCAAAACTATTTTCGCCTATCTTGGCTTGGATTGGTTTTTTGTTTTCTTCACCCATCTGCCAGCGCCCTCATCCTTTTAACCAAACGCTCCGAGCGATTAGGTAGTTGACGCGCCCACTTGCTGTCGAGCATCTCTAATGCAGCACCAGCCCAGTCACGCGCATCGACACAACGCTTCATGCCTTTAAAGCGCTTCATCGTTGGCAAGCCCATATTGAACATCATATTGGCGATGATGCGCTGTGCCGGTTCGGGTTGGTCACTAAAATCCTCATAGAGACGGTGACAATCCTCGCGCACGATAGCGATGTCCAAATCAAATAGCTGCTTCATGCGGCGCTCAGTAATCGTGTAGCCCATTGGCTTGCCGTGTTCCGCGTCACCCTCAATGATGCGATGGCCTACACCCACAGTCAAATGACCAGCTGTGCATTTGTAAATGTCGAGGCGCATCCCCTCGTCAGCGATTAGCTCTTCGCGTAGCTTTTCGATATCCATTACCGCCTCATTTCCTTAGCCAGCGCGACAGTTTTAAGCCAGCTTTCCTCTTCAGCTTCGCGAGAAAACGCACTGCCCTGCATTCTTTTGCTGTATTGCTGCACCTGTGAGACGTGGAAAAATAGGCAGCTTCTATGTTCCTTGCCACACAGCACCAGTATGTCATAGTCTGCCCAATCCTTTGTGTTGCGCGGCAAATGTTTAGCCGAACATCCAGACCCAAGCTGAAAATGATAAGCCGGAGTTCGCTTGCCTTTCTGTAATAAAAAGCTCGAAGTCTTAACTTGCACCCTAAGTATCGTGTTATCAGTGTTTGAAATAGCAACGCCATCAATTTTATCCTGTGCCGCAGGGGCATAAGCCCAGCCCATAGATAATATGGCTGCGGCGGCTAGGTGTTCGCCAATTAACCCGGTTCTGGTTTCACTCAATTTTTAGACGCCAGCCAAATAACCCAAAAAAATATTCCAAAGGATACAATGCATAACGCCACAATTGCAATAGCTTCGATGATCTTCTGGCGCGCCTCTTGCTGCCTATAGATCATGTCTTGTCGCTCTTTCCTGATGCGCCCCTCAAGCTGGATAAGATCAGCCCAAGCCTGCGGGCCGTATGTCATTTGCAGATACTGTTTAAGCTCGGCGCGTTGGCTCTCCAATCGCTTTTTGGCGGCGTAAACTTGCAGCGCCTGTTGTTGTACTGTGTCTGCGCCTTGCAGCTTTTTAAACAGCGGCGGGTTCTTGGCCTGCTTTTCTGCGTGGTCGATATCAGACGCGGCTTTCATCCAGCGCGACACGTCGCCAATGCAGCTTTCCAAATCGCGGCCAGCATTGATCATTTGCTTTATAGTGTTAAAAGCCGCTGTAGCCCCGCTGACAGCCGCGCCTATCGTAATTGGATCCAACCTACTGCTCCTTGGCTACAGGCAAACACACGGCTCTGACGGTAGATGTGCCATTACCGGCCTGCGCCGGGATGCTGTCTTGAGCCGCCAACTCTTTAGACAGAGTAACACATTGCCCAAAACTTTTGAACGTGTGACTGTCATCCCACTTGGCCGCGCCAAGGTAAACTATTAAAACAAATTCCATCATGTGCT